CATGGGTATGTGTGTCTTAAAATTTTTTATTATTTTTTGTAAACACTGCACAATGTTACATTCAAATCAATGGATTGGCCAAACCTCACAGATCGTGATGCGGAGCGACTTGAGGATGCAATAGACCTGGCAGAAGAGTACAAGGTAAAGCTTGCAATTTTTAGATCAGGTCTAATACCACCAGAGCATCGGTGGTTGCAGATAGCAGCACACGAAACATACGATTCTCTTAGTTCTAGAGAACGCGAAGTTTTTATCATGCGAACTAAGAAACACACATTCCCAATAATCGCACAAGCACTAGACATCAGCGTATCATCAGCAAAAACATACTGGCGAAGGAGTTTAGCGAAGTGTTCTCAGAGGTGGAAGTCAACCCCTACGGTATAAGTAGAAAGGGGTATTAATAATACCATGCCAAGAAAAAGAAAAAGTAGAGTAGATCGAGAGAAAGTTGAAATGCTTTCTAGCTTTGGTTGTACTATTATGGAAATTGCCAAATTCTTCTTAGTTGATGAAAGTCTGATTCGCAGAGATTATAAAGACGAGTTACGGCGTGGAAAAGAGCAGATGAAACTAAGATTACGGCAATTACAATGGAAGTATGCCGAACAAGGGAATACTAGCTTATTAATATTCTTAGGAAAGAATTATTTAAATCAAACGGATAAACAACAGGTCGATATGACCGGAAACTTAGAAGCTGTATTAAAAGAATGCGGCTTTGAAGAAAGTAAAATTGGCAAAAAAGATACTAAGTCGGGAAAAGTTTTGGAATCTGATCGGATATCAACCGACCAAGAACCAATTAGCGGTCCACAACTCGACCGCTCGCTTCCGAATTAATATACAAGGTCGTAGATCTGGAAAATCCTTTGGCGCTGCTCGTGAAATAGAGCCGTGGATACTATCTCCAAATACAAAGGGATGGATTGTAGCGCCTACATACGAACTAGCGGATAAGATCGCTAGGATTGTAAAAGAAGACTTGTTAATAAATTTACGTATGCCAGTTGCAGCGAAGAAGGAGATAAATGGGCAATTATATTATGTTAAGATTGCAGGACTTAATTCTGAGTTATGGGTTAAGTCGGCCGACTCACCTGAAAGCTTAATTGGCGAGGGTCTTTGACCCGAAAGGGTCATAGGAATAAAAACTTGATTACTTAATAATAGACGAAGCAGCAGCAATAAAGAAGATAGTATGGGAACAATACTTACGACCAACATTATCCGACCGAGAAGGTTGGTGTTTAATGACTTCCACACCCAGGGGATTTAATTATCTACAAAAACTATGGGAATACGGAAAATCAGATCAGTTTCCAGAATGGGAGAGTTGGCAGCACCCAAGTCACGAGTCTCCATACTTTAAAGATGACATAGCAGAGCTAAAAAGGACACTTACTTTAGAAACATATGAGCAAGAATACGAAGCGCGCTTTACAAACTTCAGTGGGAAATGTTTCAACTTCTCAAGATCCACGCACATTTCCAAGGGACTTAAATACAACCCAGAGTTTCCAGTTTACTGCTCAATCGACTTTGGTTACAGAATGCCCGCAGTGGGATGGTTCCAAATCAAGCAAAATGACGAAGGTAAGGATACCATATATCAAATCGATGAAATCTGCCACGAAGCAAACATAAAGACGGAAGACCTTGCAGATCGTATTCGACAAAAGAAATATCCAGTGGAAGCTTACTTTGGCGATCCGGCCGGTGGTGGTGTCCAGGCTCAGAGTGGAATCGGGGATATCGAAATTTTTAAGAGAAAGGGAATGATTGTTCGATATAAGCGCGATACCGTTTCTCGGAACATTGTCAATGGTGTTAGTCATGTCCGATCCTGGTTTGAGGATGCTGACGGCAATGCTCACTTTTATGTATCGGACAAGTGTAAGGGTAGTATCGACAGTTATGATAACTATCGATATCCGGAAAGAAAAGAACAACAAAGGGTAAAGGAAGAGCCATTAAAAGATGGTAGACATGATCACGCGTGTGATATGCTCCGTTACTTTATAGTAAACCTTTATCCTATTAAAAGAAGAACAGCGGGAGTTATCGAGTGGTAACAGTAAACGAAATTAGCCAACAGGCTGTAATAAATTCATTATCAGATGCATTAGCAGTAGTAGAAACGAAACGCCATAAGGAGCGGGAGTATCTACTCGATTATTTTGAAGGCATAAACACAGAGTTTTATGTCAAAAAGTTTTTTGGTTCGGAATCTTTACAACAGGTTCCTCTTTTTAACCAAAATCTTACACGAAGAGTATGTTCTTTGCGTAGTTTGTCCTATCGTAGACCACCAAAGACTCGTGTAGATGAACGATATTACGATTTTATTGATAAAGAAGGACTTGTTTCTTCTCGCCGTCAATTAGAACGGCTTACTTATTTATTAGGCACGACTGCATATCGTTGCCGATGGAATGAATTAAAACAGCGTGTCGAGTATGAAAATCTTCCATTTTTCGAACCTCTATTTTTACCAGGGGAGCGTGAGCCGTGGGGTATCATGTATGCAATCGAAAATCAAGGGATGTCCAAGATGGAAAGACCTATGTTCGCAGTATGGACGGAAGATAGGCTAGAGAAAAAAGGAATGCACTTTTTGATTGATGCAGATGGAAAGAAGAAAAGTGTTAATCCAGGCGATGTAAATCCTTATGGTATTTTACCAGTTCTTTTTACGCATCGATATCAACCAGTTCGTGATTTTTACGTTGGTGGAGCAGAAGATGTAGTATCGTGTGATCTTTCTGTAAGTGTAGCAATGTCAGAACTTGCGCTTTGTGTACGCTTTGGCGCAATCGGAATCAAATTCGTTTCGGGAGTTGATGATGCAAGCAGAATTGAGATAGGTGTAGATAAAATACTATATTTACCAGAGGGAACAAACTTTGGAGTTACTGCACCATCAGGATCGTTAACCGATATTGTAGAAGCTACTAAGTTTATGGTATCTGCTACATTGGAGAACAATAGCATTAGAGTTAAGTACATTGATTCAAAAGGAAATGCTCCAAGTGCAGAATCGCTTAAAATCCAAGAAGTAGAAAACACTAATGAAAATATGGCTAGTGCAGAAGACACCTGGCGGCCATTTGAAAAGAAGCGCTTTGAGATAGATCGAAGGATTATCGAAGTAAAGACTGGTGTAGTGTTAGATCCTGAGTATAGTTGTGATTTCTTAGAAGCAAATTATCCAATGACTACTATGGACGAGATCAACTTTTGGAATTGGCGTTTTGAAAATGGTCTTGCCGACCCTTCAGATTGGTTTGATTACAATAACCCGGATGCACCTCAATCGCAACGTGACGAGTTCAAAGCGCGACTTGATGCTAAAAAAGAACAACAGCCTGCCAATCGATTATTGTCCCGCCTAACCGCGGAGTAATATATGGAACAAATCATAGACCAGGCGGTCAAGGACTTTCTTGATTCACTAGGTCAGGCGCAAGAAGAGTTTTTATCAGATATAAAAGAATTAGAAGAACAGGGTCTGTCATTAGAAGAAATAATGATAGCCTTGGGAGCATTGTCTATTGCAGACTATTTCCTAGAAGACTTAGGAATGCAAGTTGCAGTAAATACTTATTTATTTAGCACAGATGCCCTATTAGACGATTTATTTAAGTTTGGAAAGATTACAGAAAGCCAATTATTAGCATTACGCAAAACACAAGAGTCTGCTATTATCGCATATGTCAATCGTTTGGGTTCACAAATGCAATTATTGATGATTCAAGGGGTAAGTAACAATCTTTCTACGGATGAAATGCGAAAAATGATGCAGCGCAACTCAGTATTAAATAGTAAGCAAGTAGATCGAGTCGTAGGAGACACATTAGCTATCTATCGCCGAAGTGTAGTTGCAGCAATGCTTGACAGTCGGCCACCAGGAGAAAAATTATGGTATGTAGGTCCCTTGGATAAGAAAACTAGACCAATATGTCGCAAGATGTTATCGAAAGGTCAGTTAACGCAAAAGCAGGTAAAAGATTTATTTCCTGGAGCATTACAAGATGGCGGTGGATTGAACTGTAGACATGAATGGTTGCCACTTACGTCAACTAATGAAAGAATTACTACAATGCGTGATGCAAGAGCAAGTATAGTAGCAATTGAAAAACATCGGGAAAAGAAAGGCTTGAAGTCATTAAAATATTTAACATTTCAGCAATACAGTGAAAATTCCTGATTTAGAAAAGTTAATAGAGTTTACAAGCGCTGATCTAAGTAAGATTGCACAAAATGTGTTAAAAGCACATAAAGATGATGTAAGGAAAAACGCTAGAGGTCCGAAAGGTAAGTTTAAAGAATTAAGTAATAAACCTTTAAAAGTCTATGATGGATTAAGCTATAAACAGTATAAACAGAAAACTTTTAACAACAACACTCCTAACCTGTACGCATCTGGAGATATGTTTAACGCTATAAAGGTACAGGGAAAACCAAAGGTTGGGAAAGAGTTTAGCGTGCAGTATGGTATTACCGATGCAACAGAAGCAAAAAAGCTAAACAGACATATGCATGGCAAGGGTGTTCCAAGAAGAGCAATTTCTGAAAAGGATAAACCAATACCTGATCCGGCAATAGAAGTTCTACTGGACGGTATTGCCAATGTAATTAAAAAGAATTTTCAAAAAATCACAAAACTCGGAATTCAAGTAGTAAGAATCTGAAAGGATTGAATATGGACCAAGAAAAGGTCGCTCAGAGCGAGCAAGCTGCTCCGGCTGTACAGGAGAAAGAGGAAACCAACAAATCGTCCGATGTTGGGGAACTGGTTTATGAAGCCAAAAAACAACGCAAAAGGGCGCAGGAAGCTAAAAGTGAAGTCGATGAATTAAAGGCTAAAATAAAAGCGATGGATGATGATAAACTCAAGCAAGATAACAAATGGCGAGAGTTAGCGGAACGATACGAGTCGGAAAACAAAGAGTTACAAGCCGCGGCAGATCAAGGGCGTAAGGTTGTCGATAAATTACGCCAGGACACGCTTGACACACTTCCTGAAGAAGGTCGAAAATTTGCAGAAGATATGCCTGTCGATAAGATGGTTGATTTTGCAAAATATTTCGGCGAACAGACGAAACCAGTAACTACTAACGAATCTTCGTCAAGTCCTTCGCCAGTTCGCGGGAAAAATCCGTTTACGGAAATGAACGCTGAAGAAAGGCAAAGAAGTTGGCAGGAGATCGTTGGTTCTTATTTAGGAAAATAATAAATGGCAAATGTAACTGTAACAACTGCTGCTAATTTTATTCCTGAGATTTGGACTGATGGCGTAAAAGCATATTTGGAAAGAAGTCTCGTATGGGAACAGGTTGTAGATAGCTCACTGAATGGTCTTGTAAAAGGCCAAGGTGATGTATTCCACATACCAAAATTAGCAGAAGATGCAGACGGTGCCAAATCTGCCGGAAGTGCAGTTAGCTTCGCAGCTAATACTCACGCAAAGGCTGATTTAACGATTGATCAACATCGCTATAGCGCAAAGTTGGTAGAAGACATAGCCAAAGTACAAGCTATACCTGGACTTTTTGAAAAAGAAGTCAGTGGTATGGGTTACGCAATGGCTAAAACTATGGATGCTTA